TCATTGAGATGTTGTATAATGCACTGGTGAGAGCAGTCTGAAAACTTAATAGTGTTACCAAAAACGTTACCATGACAAAGAAAAGAACGCCAATTCCTAACGAAATGGCGTTCTTTTTTCATGGTGGAGGCGATGGGAGTCGAACAATAAAAAATGATTGAGTGACGTCAAAAACATATCTGCAACGCGCCTAAACACTTGCTAAAAATGTAGTGGGGTTGGTTTGTAACCCATGTATTTTGCTACGTTTACAAAAAAGAGTGTTACCAAAACTGTTACCAGAGTCAGGCCTGTGCCTTTTTGAATGCCGCGGTGGTAGCGGCAGCAAGATCTTCCCTCTGACCGTCAAGCTCGTGCCGATACACTCCGGCAGTGTCCATGTTCTTGCTATGGCCCACGAGCATCTTCAGCTGGCTGTCAGTCAGGACGCTGGATTCAACACTGACAAAGGTGTGCCGCAGCTCGTAAAGTGAAACTTTCGGCTCAAGCCCATTTGCTTCCTGGTAGGATTCCCAGCGGCGATAGAGCGCGTGTTCTGACGGGATCTGAAACAGCGGGGTATTGTAGTTCAGAAGCATACCTTGAGCCTTCAGAAGCTGCACCTGTGCCTCGTATGCCTCGCGAGCTTCCTTGCCCATGTCAAAAGAGCGGATTGCGTTTTCGTTTTTTCCGGTCGTCTGTTCCCGGTGCACGTTGATGCTGCGCCGAAGGTTGACCGTGTTCCCTTTGATGTCTCCATACCATAAGCCAATCAGCTCTCCGGGGCGCAGGCCGGTCGCAACTGCAAAACGGTAGGCGTAGATATATTCATCAAATACCAGCTTTCCATAGTAGGTGCGGGTGTCTACGCTAAACAGAACCTTCAGGGCGGTGGGCTGAAGAATTGTGCGTTTCCCCATCCTGGCATTCTTCGGGATAGACAGGTCGGGGTAGAGTGTCGTGTACTTGTTCCTTCGGCACCACTTGACAAAGGCGGTTTCCGCAGCCCGGATCGTCATAAGAGTCCCCGTAACGCTGGCATTGTGTCACATAGGATGTCCCGCAAGTCAGCTTCAGTTCTTCTACCCACTGGGCATAGAGGGCAGCTACCTTCTTTTTTCCGTCCCGGATGCTGTCGTCAAGCCAGGCATCGGCCTTTGCGTTGGCTTCCCGCTGGCCGGTGCGGCCAGGCGTGCTGCTGTAAAACCGTTTGCGGGTGCCGTTCTTCTGCACCGCGATGCACCAGCGGCTTTCCTTCTCGACCCAAAACGCCGTGTTGACCCGTTTTTTCATAAAATCCACCTCCATACACAAGGGTACACTTTGACAAGCCTGCCCGGAGGTGGTATCATAGTCTGTGCAGAGGTTCGCCAAAATCTACTGTACAGAGCCGTGACGCCTTCGGGCAAGCGGTTCGGAAACCTCCTTCGGTGCTGGTAACACTGGGGGAGGTTTTTTTATTTGTTTGTGCAAATCAAAATTATGCTATACTTTAGCATAATTTTGATGTATAATGAACGTGAACGAATCTTTTCATTCATACACAGAAAGAAAGGTGCTATCATGTCAGAGCGTCAGAATGCCGTCGAACTTTATCTTTACGAAAAAGACTTCAAAATGAAGTTGAACGGTGTTGAAGTCCATCGCGTCAAAGGCTTCTCCATCCAGTGCGATGCGGGCCATCCCCTCGCAGATATGACGCTGAACATTTCGGTGGACAAACTGAAACTCGGTTAATGGAGTTTACTCCACACATCCAGCGCCTTGTCAATGCCGCGTTCGACAGCCGTTTCGCCGTACTCGATAGCCTTCGGAAACAGATCGCAGGCACCCATCATGTAAAGGTCGATATAGCCATCATCACGCAGTTCCGCAAGCGCCTCTCTCACGTCATCCCACGGGATCCCCGGCAATGCAGCCGACACATCTTCTGATGCAAAATATTTTGCCTGAGACTTCGGCAAGGTTTTGCGGCGCTCCGTGTATGCACGATAAAGTTTCAGCAAGACCTTTTCGGTATCTTTTGTCATCCCGTATTTTCTCCTTCTGCGCCCTCGGTGTTCGCAGCACCGGGGGCGTTTTTGTTTAGTTTACATCAGTTATTCAAAGCCTTTGCGCGTACAGTCGGGCTTGCTGCCTTGAACAGATCATATGCGTTCAAGACATCCGTAATTGCCTGACGCTCTTCGGGGGAGACTGTGTGGTCGATGCTGCCACCATCGCCGCTGTATCGGATAATGATTTCATCAGCGCTCAAAATATTCTTAAACCACTGGATATCTTCATCATCGCCTACAAAGGAGGTCAGTTCCCAATACTGCTTTCCATCATAGCCACGATCCACATCCGTCCAATCGATCGTGTAGGTGTATTTATACTCGCCTGCGCGAATCGTGATCGTGTCCAAGTACACATATTTGTTGCCGCTACACAGAACCATGAAAAACATTGACGGATCATTGGTGCTGCCATTTACAAAGAAGGGCAGTATATAGCTTTTGCCTTGATTGCTCAGTCGGTCTTCCGTGGGTGACACATAGCTTCTTGCGTCCTCGACCTTATCGTAACTGATTTTCAGCTTTGCAAGAGCGTCTTTCAGTCCCAGCACCTGCTGGGCTTCTGCCAACACCGCAAAGTTACTGACCTGCGCCTTGCTTGCATCGTCCAATTCATTATAGGCATTCACGGCAGCCACAATTGCCGGGCGGCGGGCAGTCGTGACGGTTCCGATTTGGTTGATCAGGCTTTCCACCTGCGCTACCGTCGCAGTATTGCATTCTTCAAGAGCGGCTGTGCTCATATATTCTGCTGGGCTGACAGCCATTGCCGGCGCTGCCACAGATACAAGCGTTGCGGCAATGCACAGTGCTGCAGCGGTCTTTTTCATAGTTTTCTTCATACATAACACTCCTTCGCTATATAGACTGGAATGACTCCGATAATCCAAAATTACCCCACCCAGTGTGTCCAGCCTACGGCCTTGCCCTCAATGTGCACCTCCTCCAGCTGGGGGCCGGTGTAGATCATGGGCGCATAAGCCGGGTTTGCGGGCATCAGGGTCAGCGTGCCGGGGTTGTAATATACCCGCTTGAGGGTGGCTTCACCATCAATGCGCACCGCTGCGATCTCGCCGTTCTCCACCTCCGGCTGGATGCGGATATACACCACGTCCCGGTCATGGATGCCGGCACCCTCCATGCTGTCGCCGTGGCAGGTGAGGGAGAAATCGCACCGGATGTTCTCCGGCACGTCCACGATTTTTTCAATGTTCTGCTCTGCCGTGATGGGTTCCCCGCAGGCAATGGCTCCGATCAGCGGGATCTTCTTCATCTTGGGCATCGGCTCAAACCCCTTCGGGATGGGACGAGGGGCGGGGGCAGCGGAATGATCGAGCACAATCGGATCAGCAATCTTAATATCCGTACGGCCATACAGATAGTTCATATCCACATTAAACAGGTCAGCGATTGCCTCCATGGTCTCAAACCCCGGCTCTCGCTCCCCACGCTCATACATGTTTACACTGCTCTTGGACAACTCCAACTCGTCCGCAAGCCGCTGCTGTGACCAGCTTTTTTCACGGCGCAGCGATTTCAGCCGCTCTGCAAAAGTTGCCATTTGGCCACCTCCCTATATTATTACAATCAAATAATAGCACATATCGTGCACAAATTCAAGCACAAAAAGTGCACTATCATTTTATGCACATTTTGTGCACTCTGCGAATAGATTTCTTTCTCCACTTTGAGTACAATAAGTGCACAGAAAGGAGGTGACCACCACGGATGGACAGTAAGACAATCGGCCATAAGCTGCGTGCGCTGCGTGGCGAAATGGACGCAAAAACCGTTGCTGATGCGCTTGGAATCAGTACTTCGGCGCTTTTTATGTATGAGCGTGGCGAACGTATTCCCCGCGATCAGATCAAGAAGCGCATCGCCCAGTACTTCGGCCAGAGTGTCGAAGAAATTTTTTTCGCAGAGTGAGTACATATTGTGCTCATTTCAAAGGAGGTGAAGAAGATGAAGGAACTTTCGGATATTCCTGCGTACCCCGTGACGCTCTCGCTCATGGAGCGACCGCCCCGAAATGACGCAGAACGTGCCGTGCGGGGGATTTACAAAACCGCTGACTGCAACGAGGTAGCAAAAAAGCTATCCAGCGGCAACTGGATAGCTTTTGATGCAAAGATTGCGGCAGACGGCTCTATCGTCTACGTTTTGGGCTGGGTGTGACATCCTTTGTCTTTAGCTCCACTTCCGGCCCATCCGGTGCAGCCGGTTCGCCCGACTGTTTCCAGTACAGCGTACATTCCGTGTACTGTTTGTTGATTCCCGGCAGAATCACTTCATGTTCACTCTCAAGCGTCCAACCGCTTTTTATGTACCGCTGTGCATCATCTTTGTGCGTTACCACAACGCGATTCATGATTACCACCTCCTTCCTGTTTTTATTGTATCGCAGGAGCGAGGTGCACACAAGGAGGTGAAGAAGATGGACAACAACAAAAAGCCCAGCGAACCTGTGGAAGAGGAACGCTGGGCGCTGAAAGATGTACCGACTTCGCAGCTTGTGGAAGAGTTGGTCAACCGGACTGGCGTGACGGCAGAGAGTAGCTGGTGGTGCAGAATGTCGAGCTACCATATCATAATTCGGATAAATCTGAATAAGGAGGATTGTCCACAGTGTTTACGCTAAAGCTGATTCCGATACTCTGGGCTGTCATCGTCTTGTGCAATCTGCTCACAAAGAAACTCGTGCCGGATCTCATGACGTGGTATCCCATCTACTCCATCATTGTTGGTGCGTTGACGACTGTGCTCCTCGTAGCTCTCGCATTTTAACAATGATTCTATTCAGCAATTCCACTTTTCTTACAAGCAAATCATCATAGCTTTCTCTACGTTGCGCGAGCTTTTCCAACAAAACCATATCAGCGCGTAATTCTTCTGGTACATAGTACATTGCAAGAGCCGAATGCTCTCCAAAGGTTTGAATGCTTTCTTTGGTCTGATATTGAATCGCAGCACCGGCAGCTCGAATATAACCTTCATATATTTCGCATTCTCGCTTTTGCTGTGCTTCGCGTTCCTGATGTTCATACTCCAATTTTTTCATTTCAAGCTGATGTTGATTGTTGAAGAAGGCTGTTAAAGCCGGAGAAAACAATGCACAGATTGCTACAACCATCGCTACCAACGATGACCAGTCTGAAACAGACATTCCCGCATTTGCCGTAGGTTCCATTATTTCCACCTCCCTTCTGCCCCTCTATTCTACCGCAGAAGGGAACCGCTCACAAGGAGGTCAAACCCACATGAACGACTTAACCACATTCTCAAACCCCGAGTTCGGGCAGGTGCGCACCGTGGAGATCAACGGCACGCCCTGGCTGGTCGGCAAGGACGTTGCCATTGCACTTGGGTACAAGAATCCCCAGCGGGCCATCCGTGACCACGTTGATACCGAAGATCAAGGGGTGACCAAAACGGTCACCCCCTCCGGTGAACAGGAGATGCTCATCATCAACGAATCCGGCCTGTACAGCCTGATTTTGAGCAGCAAGATGCCCAAGGCCAAGGCCTTCAAGCACTGGGTCACCAGCGAGGTGCTGCCCGCCATCCACAAGACCGGCGCATACGAGAGCTTCCAGGCCAAGCAGCACATCGAGCAGCTGGAAGCCACCAATACCCGGCTGAACGCCGCCATTCAGGCCGTGAGCGAAGCCAAGGCCGCCCTGGCCAACGTCACGGCCATGCGTGACGACTTCATCAAAGACCGGGATGATTTCAAGGAACACTTCCAAAAATGGAAGTCCCTGTACGGCGGTGCCTGCGACCGGCTGCGCAGAGCGGAGAACCTTGTGCAGCAGGCGCAGGGCGAGCTGAACAGCCGCATTGACCAGCTGAGCATCGTGGCCTTTGGCCTGCCGGGCTTTGACGAGATCATGCAGACGGCAATGGAGATTGCCCTGCCGGACAAGAAGGAGGAATGATCTATGGAAAAGACCCCGTTCCCCACTACGCTGGACGAGCTGGAGACCTACCCCCAGCAGACCCTGACCGCCGAACAGGTGGCGCAGTTTCTGGGCTGCAGCGTGCAGTCCATCCGCAGCCAGGCGCAGATCGACGCCGGAGCCCTGGGCTTCCCGGTGATCCTGTACGGCAGCACCATCCGCATCCCGCGGCTTGGCTTTATCTACTTCATGCGCTATGGCCGCACCAGCGTCCAGAAGCGCAGCTACAAGTAAGGAGAAACCACATGACCACCACAATTATCCCCGCCCGTGAG